GTTACAGTATCTGGAACAGTTGGTGGCACATCAGTTAGTTCAACATCAGCATCAATCACAATCAATGATACATCTATAGATCCACCAACACCAACATATGCTATTGTTAAGAACGATGGAAATAATGCATATGAAGGAAAATTTTACTCGCTAACAGTTAATACAACTAATGTTGCAAATGGAACTACGTTGTATATGGATATACCTGGTGGTGCAGCTGTATTTACTCAATTTGGAAATGTAGTTTCTATTACATCTTCCGGTTCTGATAGAGGTTTCTATTTCACAATTAATAATAATACTTGGACTGGAAGTATTTTATCCAGCCCAGATGCCGATGAAACTGAAGGTACTCAAAACTATAACCTCATTTTGAGAACAGGCGCAAACTTTACAGGTACTCAAGTTGCTTCAGAGTCATTTAGTCTCTTAGACGCAATATATGAAGTCTCAGCACCTACTTCTATAAACGAAGGCTCATCTGGTACAATTAATGTTACTGGTACTAATATTGCAAGTGGAAGATTTTTATATTGGGAAGTTATTACTGTTACAGATGATGATTTTGCAACAGAAACTGGAAGCTTTACTACGACAACTAATGCTGGTTCATTTACAGTAACTCCTACAGCAGACTTGACAACTGAAGGAAGTGAAACTGCCACTGTTAACATTTATATCTACCCTGGCCAATCACCCGCTGATTTGGTTGCAACAGACACATTTATAATTAACGACACATCTACTACACCTGCTTCGACTTATAGTGTAACAGCTCCAGCTTCTATTAATGAAGGTTCTTCAGGTACTATGAATGTATCTACAACTAATGTTTCCAATGGCACAACACTTTATTGGACTGTAACAACACCTTCAGGTGGAGATTTTGGAACTTCATCTGGTAGTTTCACTATTAACAGTAATTCAGGATCGTTCTCTGTAACTCCTACAGCAGACTTGACAACTGAAGGATCTGAAACCGGAACAATTCAAATTAGAACAGGAAGTACTAGTGGAACTATTGTAGCAACCGACACATTTACAATTAATGATACTTCAACGTCACCAACCTATAGCGTAACTGCACCTGCAAGTATTTCTGAAGGTCAAACTGGAGGCATCAGTGTATCTACAACTAATGTTTCCAATGGCACAACACTTTATTGGACTGTTACTCCTGCAGGAGACTTTGGAACTTCATCTGGTAGTTTCACTATTAACAGTAATGCAGGAGCCTTTAATATTAGTCCAACAGCAGACTTAACAACCGAAGGAACTGAAACCGGAACAATTCAAATTAGAACAGGAAGTACATCAGGTACAATTGTTGCAACAGATACGTTTGATATACTTGATACTTCTACTACACCGGCACCAACCTATAGTGTAACAGCCCCAGCTTCTATTGACGAAGGTTCTGCTGGAACTATGAATGTATCTACAACTAATGTTTCAAACGGCACAACTCTATACTGGACAGTTACTCCTTCTGGAGACTTTGGTACTTCGTCTGGTAGCTTTAGTATAAGTAGCAACGCTGGTTCGTTTACAGTTACACCTACGGCCGACTCTACAACTGAAGGAAGTGAAACAGGAACAATTGAAATACGAACAGGAAGCACATCAGGTACAATTGTTGCAACAGACACATTTACAATTAACGATACATCTACGCAACCAGCATCCATGGATTCTTTCTTTGACTTAAGTGGTTGGCAAACTAATGAAAGTGTAACGCAATCTTTTGGCTTCCCAGAAGCTTGGTGTCGATTAACATTTAGTCACGATCCAAGTAATAATAGAATTATTATCAATAGAGGCCACGGAAATTCTAGCGCGCCTGGAACTTATGCTGATGTTTATTGTAATTATAGTGGCTTTACAAATATTACTTCTGTTGAAGTTCAATATAATGTTGGTAGTCAATCATGTTCCGGAAGTTGTGATCCATCCATATATGGATGGGGCCCAACTCCAGTACAAAACGGTTATAATTCTGGTACTTATTATAGCGTACCTACTACGCCAAGTGTAAGAAATATTGGTTGGATGGCTAAAAGAGATCCTAATCCACCTTATGGAAGTGGAACAACATGGATTTTCACAAGTGCCCCAAGTTCAGGTACTCCGAAATTTAGAATTAAAGTTGTATGTGACCAGGGAACATTCACTTCAGATGCTAGTGGATTCTTCAATACGCCACAATTATCAGCAACTTATGGAACGCAAGCAGTTGTATAACCTCAAATGGAGAAAGTAGATGAGTAATCATACATTTAAAATCACAATTAAAGATTCCGTTGATTCTGCAAACTCAAATGTGATGTATAATATTGGTTATCACACTGATACAGAAGCTGAATTAGAAGCAGAAAAGAATAGAATATTAACATTGTATACAGACTTTCATACAGATAAACATGTTACCATAGAAGCTTTGGGCGAATAGGATAAATATTAAATATGACTATACCACATTCATTTAATACTGTTATCGGACTTAAAACAACGCCGGGGAGTGGAGGTGTAACTGGTACAGCAATTAATGATGACGGCGCAACTATAACTATGAATGAAGCACCTTCTATTGGTTTAGACGGTATTTCAAGCCAAGTAAGAGATGGCGGCGTTCCGTGCATAGCAACTGTTAGAATTTCATTGAAATTCTTAAAAGATGCTACTAATGGTGTCGTGATACAAGTAAAAGATGATGGAACTGGAGGAAACGGCGATCTTATTTCAATAGAAGGAGTGCAGAGAATACTCTCCCCTAATTCATTTTCTGTAGGTACAACATTTGAAACAGTTTATGATTTAAATGGTTTTGATTTAACTCATATTAAAATGAAACAGACTACAGTAACTGCTCCAGGATATGAACCTCTTTATACAACCAGTTCGATGACATATTTAAACTCATATACAGATGATACTTGGTTAGCTGTAAATACAAATGATTTTATTGAACTTGAATCAAATCTTACACTTGCAGTTGCTGGAGGAGATTCTGATGCTTCACATAAGGTATCTACTGTAGAATTTTGGGGCAGAGCAGCAGGTTATGACGATACAAAATTATTTACAATGGAAGTTAGATCTGATTGCGATGCATCATCGAACCAATCGGGCCCAATAAAGTAAAAATAGGAAATAAAAAAATGGCACAACCAACATCAAGAACTGAATTTAAAAACTGGGTCCTCCGAAAAATAGGAGCACCAGTAATTCAGATTAACGTATCTGATGAGCAGGTTGAAGATCGCATTGATGAAGCTATTGATTTTTGGCGCGATTATCATTATAATGGAAGTCAGCTCATCTATTTAAAACATCAAGTCACTCAAGATGACATTGACAATGGGTATATCGCATTACCGGAACGACTTTTAGGTATATCGGGTATCTTTAATTTAGAGTCAAGCATTTCAACTGGAGGCGGTATCTTCAATGTACAATATCAATTTGTACTTAATAATTTAGAAGATATTACTGGTTATAATGTTTCAAATTACTATATGGCAATGTCACATTTGGAATTCCTACAAGAAATGTTAGTAGGTAAACCGATGATTCGTTACAATAAACATGTTAATAGACTTTATATAGACGCAGATAAAAGTGCACTAACCGTAGGTAATTATGTTATTGTAGAGGCGTATGATATTATTGACGATTCATCTTATAACGATGTATGGACTGATAGGTGGTTACAGAATTATGCTTCAGCATTAATAAGAGAACAATGGGGATTAAATCTAACTAAATTTGATGGTATGCAATTGGTCGGCGGTGTGACATTTAATGGAGCAAATATTCTTGCAGAGGCGAGAGAAGACCGACAACGTATGGAAGAAGAAGCAATACAAAGTCTCCAACCTTTAACACATAACTTTATCGGGTAATTTATGGCAACTAATGTTTTCTTCGATAACTATTCAAACTTCAATGAGCAACAGCTGATTGATGATTTAGTTATTGAAAGCATCAAAATGTATGGTGTAGATATTATCTACATTACTCGTATTGATGGAGCATTAGATAAAGTATTTAATGAAGATGACCTTCCATTATATAACGAAACATTTGAGTTTGAAGCTTATGTTAAGAATGTAGATGGGTTCGAAGGCGAAGGTGATTTCCTATCCAAGTTTGGTCTACAAATACGAGACCAAATGACACTTACAGTTGCAAATAGAACATTCGAACGATTTGTCACAAGAGAAGAAGGTTCAATTATTCGTCCAAAAGAAGGCGATTTAATTTACTTCCCACTATCAGAAAATATTTTTGAGATTAAATTTGTTGAAGATGAAAGCCTATTCTATCAATCAGGTGCTTTACAAGTATTTGATATGACTTGTGAATTGGCTGAATACACAGGTCAAAGATTGCAAACTGGGCGTGATAATATTGACACATACTTTGATGCATTTAATAGAGAAATACTTACATCAAATACAGCCACACTCAATGCTGTCGCTCAGGTCGACCCAATTGCTCGTAACTTAGTATTTGAACAAGAAGGCGATGCAATTATTGATTTCTCTGAAATAGATCCATTCAGTGAAAATATTAATATTAACGACACATAGGTAATATATGGGAATTGCTAATTATTTTTATAATTCTACTTTGAGAAAATATGTTGCCTTATTTGGTACATATTTTAATCAAATGAAGATTCAAAGAGCAGATAACAATGGGACTGTTATCCAGGATATGATTGTGCCCATTTCATATGCTCCTTTCCAAAAGATTTTAGCTCGTGTTACACAAGATCCTAAATTTTTAAAAGGTGTTGCAATTAACCTACCAAGAATGTCGTTTGAAATGACCAATATGTCATACGATCCAGATAGAAAGGTTGCTCCAACAAGAAAAGTAAGAAAAACTGGAGTTGATGTTGAAGGTGGTGGCAGACGATTCGTATATGCTGGAGTGCCATACAATTTAGATTTTTCATTGTACATTATGGCTAAATACAATGAAGACGCAGTAAAAATATTAGAACAAATTTTACCATTCTTTAATCCAGAGTTTACAAGTACTGTGCGATTAATTGATGGTTTAGAACCAATGGACATACCTTTAATCTTGAATGATACAACATTTGAGGATTTATATGAAGGTGATTTTGAAGAAAGAAGAAGTGTTCTCTATACACTAAATTTCACAATGAAAGGTTGGTTCTTCGGACCAGAACGAGATAAAGCAGTTATTAAATTTGTTGATATTCGTTATGCACCTAATACTCTTGCAAATACCACATTTGAAGAGTTTTATTCTGTGCAACCAGGAATGACAGCAAATAATGAACCTACAACGGATAGAGCTTTAAGTATTGATTATAGTTTAATAGAGTTTGATGATAATTGGGATTACGCCCCGGAAATTGCAAATACAGCACCGAGCGTTTGACATTATAATAAAAATATGTTATAATACAACATAGCATTTAAAAATGGAGATTATATTATGAAAGTAGGATTTACGGCTAGCACATTTGATCTATTACATGCAGGACATGTTCAAATGTTAAGAGAAGCTAAGGACCAATGTGATTATTTAATATGTGGATTACAACAAGATCCAAGTTCTGACAGACCAGAGAAAAATGCGCCTGTCCAAACTGTGGTTGAGAGATATACTCAACTTAAAGCAGTAAGCTATGTTGATGAAATTATCCCATATTCAACCGAAAGAGATTTAGAAGATATTCTTGAAATGTACACAATCCATGTACGAATATTAGGAGAGGAATATCGCGATAAAGATTTTACTGGTAAAGACATATGCCGTAAACGAGACATAGACCTTTACTTTAATAAGCGAGACCATCGTTTTAGTAGTAGTGGTTTGAGGCAGAGAGTTTGTGACCAAGAAAAGAAATATGAGTACTAATTATGAGTGATGATAAAATTGCACAACATTTAAATATGAGACCTTTGGAAGAAGCAGAGGAAGAAAAACAAGAAATTTTAGATGAACTCA